TTTTGAACGATTAATGCCATATCGCCTAAACCCTTATAATTAAACGGGAAAAGTATATTCTTGCTTCCTTGGTTTCATTATATGTACACCATTATGTACATAAATGAAATTGCTGAGTTTATCTAGCAAGCCGTGATTCGGCGGACAGTATATAGTAACGTAAATATGCTAACAATCATTGATCTGGACTAATTTCATCAAGTTTGCTGATTGTTAGCTTCGGTACAACTTATATAGCTTTTTTTAGTTGCTTCTTTTGCTGGCATTCTTCCTCCCACTTCATTACATCAGTAGCGAGGTATCTTTTCATTGTTCCGCCCTCAGAACTTAATGCTGGGGCTGGGAATGGAATCCCCCAAGGTGTGTTAATTTCCCACCGATTAAGTGTGCGTTTAGTAATATGAAACATCTCACACACATTGTTAGATGTCAGATATTTATCCACCTTACCCCTCCTTACTTTCCACTTTAACTTCTTTTGCAAACAACGCTTCAGCACCATCTTCCGTAAACCCAATATCTATTAAGAAAAAGCCGTGCGGTGCGATTGGATTCCATTTAGATAGGTCTGAGGAGTCCATAATCTCCAAAAATAGATCATCAGAAACACTCCCTTCTAAATAAAGTCGAACGGTGACAATATTGAAATGCTGCTTAAGTTGATCCCATTCGCTTTGGCTCAACCATTCTTGGTCAGCATAATTGTCATCCAAATATTTCAGATATTCAGGATGCACCCAACAACCCATTTCATCCCGGATGATCTCAGTTGGTTTTAATTGATTAATCATCCCTCAGCTCCCGATTCAACATCCAACAACATGCTGCCTTCTTCTGGATATTCGGTCATCCAAAAGTAATAGCCTTTTCCACTGTGGCCATCTTCAAAGAATTTAATTGTTAGTTCAGTATCAAGTTGATCTAAATCTTTCTCACCATCTGGATTTACAAATTCGAGAAGGCTTTTTAGTTGATGACCGCTAAGTGTTATGCTCATTGTTCAGCTCCCGATACGTTTGGCACACTATGAAAATGCATCCAATGTGAAGGTGGATCATTTTGATAGTTTGCCCATACGCTATTTAAATCCTCATCAATAGTCATATAGTCTTGTTCTGGGGTGACATCAGGAGCATCTGCCCAACAAATAAGTACCATTATGTCAGTAGGTGGCAATTCATCAGTCACGCTAATCCAAGTTGGCAACACCTGAGCACTGGCGTCATTCCATGCGGCATCCCAAATCAACCAAGCTTCATGACGAGGACTAGTTGGTAAATATCTGTGTCCTGTTAGTGCCTCTTGTCTATCTAGTTGACGTTTTAAACTTTCATAACTGCAATTACATTCTTTGGCATGAAATCTTTCAAAAGCTTCTCTTTTTTTATTTAGATCAATCATTACCTAAGCCCTCAAATATTCTTCTTTAGTCCACTCAACAAACTCTTTATAAAGTTGTTGAGCTGGTTTATTTAACCGGTTGTGATAGTCGATCGTTATGCGGCGCCAAGCGACTGGTACCGCATAATGCTTTGTTAGGAACATTGCTTGATCAATGCCTTGCCGGACTATTACGTAGCCCAGCAATTGCAAGTAGTACATAAAACCAAGCATGTGTTTTTGGCTTACTTTCTTGTACTGATCTTTCATATTAGAAGCCATCCACTAATAGATAATCAGGCTCTACTTCTGGTTGAGAAACTGCTGGATTTTCTAATTCAAAGCGGCGTTTTCTTATATAGCCCATGAGCTTCGGTTGAATCTGCGGATCACGAGCAGCTACGTCTATTTCCAGTGCATCCAATGTTGTAAGGTCTGGTGCGTTCTGGATCTGGACCATTAGCGAAGGCGGATCACTCTCAGCAGGTTTGTTATCTGAAAGCTCTGACAAACGTTTATGGGTAGCTTGTAGCAAAGGCTCCATTTGTTTATCAGTCCAAGTACGGGTATAGCGATAAACTGCATTTACCTCTTCAGGTGTTTTTGATTCTTTTACACGCTGAAGAAGGGCATCTAATGCCTTCTGATATTCAGGATCTACTTTAGGCTCGTTAGTTTCTGGAATTAATAGATCCTCAGATGTGGTGACATTTGTTTGTTCGGTAATAACATTTGTTGGTTGAATTTCTGCAGAAATAACTTCAATAGGCTTTTCTGCTTTTGATTTTTTGCCTCTCTGTTTTTTAGGTTCCTCACCAAGACGAATAACACTTAATTCATTGTTGATTTCAAAACCGAGTGCTTTTGAAAAAGCTTTTAATTGAAGCTTGGCGTTTTCGGCATCACGCTGAACAAAACCACTATTAATAGATTCAATTAATGCGGTGGTTTTAAAATTCACGACGTAAATAGAAGGCGAATATGTACTAATTACAAAAACTTCCTGACCCTCTTCATATTCTTCAATAGTCAATGGTTTTGTGAAAGTAATCCCAGCCAGTTCAATAGTTTCAAGCTGAATACAAAACTCATAATTGGGTAGACCAAATACCGTTGCTGGCATTTGATCTAAGGTGCTGAATGACTTATCAGCTTTAAGTGTTCCATCACCAGCATAACGACAAAGTACTGTTTTACCTTTTTGAAGAGCTGCAAATGCTTCAGCTGCAGTGATTAGATTATTCATGCTGTCATCCCCGTTTTAGCTAATGTTTCAATGTCTTGTTTAACTGCCTTAAGTTTTGCTGCTTCAATTTGAATAAGGGCATCGATACCTAAGTGCTCACATACTGTTTTTACGTCTAGGCCACGTTCAGCAATAAAGTTTTGAAGTTCATCTCTTTGTTGATCTGAGATACCGTTAAATTCTGGTGGACTAATCCAAGTGCCACGTTGCTTATCAAACGTGCAATTCAATGCTTTAGCTCTCATTAACATTGCTTGTCGCATGTTCTGGTAATACATGTGTTCTTTATCAAGCGACTCAGTTAATTGATTAAGGTCACCTGCATGCTCAGCTTCTTCACAGCTTTGTTTCCAGTTTTCTAGCTCTTCTTGGGCTTTAGCTGCTGCAAGTTGTGCAGGCGTTAAGGTGTTAATGTGATCTTTAGCTTGAGTAATCAGGTCAGCCAAGAAAGTAGGGTGTGCTTTAAGATCAGGTACCCATACTTCACCGGTTTCACCGCCTAAAGCACCAGAGTTTTTCGCATGATGTGTAGGCGAAGGTTTGAAATTAATAACGCGGGCATTTTTACCTTCACCAGTAGTAACAGTTGTTAGATAACCCATGACATCTGCGATACGGTAAAGCTCGTTGCGGTTTTTACCACCTAGATCTGGTCGGTAAATAATTTGATCACCGTTTTGATCTTCTGATGCGTGTGCAATGAAAACAACATCTTTACCTAAACTGATCAAAGTATTGATGTATTGCTTGAACGTTTGGTTCGCTAAACCTTGAGCCTTTAACTTTAAAGAACCATCTTTTTGACGGTTATTTGCCGTAAGTAACAGGTGGGTTTTAATGCATTCAAGCATTGCACCCACGGTATCAATGACAACAGTTTTATATGGTGCTAAGTCCTGCGGAGTAAGGTTTGCAACATCACTCCATTGTTGAACCTGTACAACCGCACCACGACGTAATTCACCAGTACGGTGAGCACCACGGTCAAAGTCAAAAGAAATTGCTTTTTCCGCAGTAAAGCCCATCGATGATTTACCTAAACCCGGATCAGCGTATAGGTACACAATAATTGCTTGAACTAATAAAGTTTGGTCAGCAGTAATAATCGGTAGAGCCATTTTTATTATCCTTATCTTGAGCCAGTGAAGCCGCGCTTAGTTTTATAAGCTTTGCGGTCATAGGTAGGGATGTTTGTTTCACGCAGTTTTATTGCGAGCTGCTTTCTGCGTTGAAAATCAATTTCTTGAGTAAGTTCATTCCAAACTTTTGGATAGTCAGTTTGGAACCTGAACACATTTAAAGGCGTCTTAAATCCGTCTTTAACTTTGTAAAGAACTGAGCCATTAGCATTAGATGCGTACACTTGCCAGCCGATGCGGACAGAGTAGAGGCCCTTATCATCACGGCCTAAAAAAGACTTATAGCCGTCAGGGTGCTTTTTGAAATTAGACATGTTCAGCCTCCTTACATTCGCATGTACCAACAAAGGCATACGTAAGCGGGCTAGGAGCATCTACAGGTGAGACGTCCTTAATATTTAAAGGAATAATTTCTTTGCGATATTTAACTAAAACCACATCACCTTCACGGCAATCGACAATTCCTTCTCTTGAAGAAAAATGAGCAGATTTAGAAGATTGGGTTACTCTGCAAAATGAAACCTCATCACCAGCTTTAATTTCTGAGCGGTCAACAGGAATCATTTTCTTGCAAGTAGGGCAGTTGTAATCTTTCATTAAGCTGCCTCCAACCAGTTATTACGGTCGATATAGCCAGCCAATAAAATATTTATATTTTTATGGTCATCATGATTGGTGAAATCATTCCAAGGTTTGCCGCTTAAGTCAGTTACTGACTCAACAGCAAGGTTAGTAATTTCAGCCTCTGTAAAATCAGATCCAGCTACACCATAGCTATCAGCTACGCCGTCAAAATCGAAGCTTACGTTTAATTTGAAGCCGTCTATGCGGATAACAGCTACACCAGTTTTTTCACCAGTTTGCTTAATACCTAAAAGTTCATATTCAGAAGCAACTACTTGTTTGCTTTCATATGAGTAATTAGAAGGGACGCTAGAATTAGCGGTACGGTATTCACAAGAACCCAAGGCTACAAGTACAGCAATTGCTGTAACTCCAGTTACCTTGTGCTTGTTTGAAAAGGTTTTTACGTTCATAATTGATCTCGCAGTTTGCAAAAGCACATCGGACCTGGGGAGGGCGGTGTGCTTTTTTGTTGTCTGTGAGATAAATATAAGAAAACTTATTTTTATTGTCAATAAGAAATCTTATTTAAATTTAAGAAATCTTATTTTTATGCTTTAATAGACAAAAGAAAACCCACCGTGGTGGTGGGTTAGATGGAGTTTGTTGAGATGATTGCTATTACAAAAAAAGGGGAGCTTTTACAGATTGAAAGCAACTCATCAATTACTGGACATCAATTTATAGGGGTAATCATTACTAACCCAAGTCAATTAAATGGTGATTACCAAAACATTGCTAATCATTTTTATTGCACAGATCCAGAACAACTTCAAAGGCTAACCCTAGACGCTTTACGTACAAATCAGAGTCGCCACCATTTGTTGAGTGAGCAACCTTAACAACCTCAAACATTGTACTTTCTTCATCAATATTTATATCGATCCATTCACCAATACGAGGGTGTGTCGTAAATTGTCTTGCATATAAAGGTTCGGGTTTGTCACTAGAAACATCAATTACAGTAAGTTCAAGCATTTTCTCTCCTCCCGATATGTTTTAAAGGATCGTTTCGGGTCACGACAGGTAAATTTATGAAAAATGAAATTAATTATTTAACAATGGCAATGAGCCTTATTGTTTTAGCAATGTCATTTCTTACATTTCAATGTAATCTCTTGATTATTGGTATGTGCTATGGTGCAGCGTTTGTACTCATCATCATCTACATAATATTGAAGATAAATAGAAAAACACGAAACAAGGATAGCAATGAATGCTAAAAGCTGAGTTATGAAGGTGCTGGGGTGTTTTTTAATTGATTTAGCTATCAAGAAGAAAAAATCAGCGAGATGAGATAATAAATTTGCAGCCCAATGCTTACTTGGTTTTCTTGTGCCTACATAAGTATCGGTACGTGGGTCCCATCTCATATCACCGGGATCGCCCTTGTACCATGCTTTGATATTTTCTATGATTTTTTGAAACATATTTTGTTCATAATTTATTTATAAAAAAAAGGTGACATAACCTTAAATAGTCATATCGGGTTCACTGTTTCAATTAAACAAAAAGCTGAATCCGTTTAAATTCTTTATTAGCTTCAATATGGCTTCTGTAAAATTTGTCCTTATCTTCTGAATCGACAAATTCTTTGAATGTGCTTGCTTCTAGAAGTCTGTAAATAAACCTTTCACCTGTTCTAAGCACTACCGTCAACAAGAAGTGTTGATAAAGAACATGGCTAATGTAGCGGGTATTAACTTCAATTTTTTGCATATTCTTGATTCCCTTTTATATCCTTAAGATCACCCTATACCGAGTTCTAATCTTTTTTAACTAAACTTCTTGTGTGCCTGAAAATTCAATTCTTGAAAGAAAATCAATTGGTAGAGCTATTTGCTCACCTGTGATGGTTTCAAAATGGACCCATATGGCAGCAGCTTCATTCTCAAAATTAATACTTGTTAGCTTGACAAAATTGTAGGGCTCTGCTGTGCCGGCCATGATTATATTAAAGCGGCAATTCTCCTCGCGAACATAAGAAATAAGCATCTGATGAATTGCCATTTGTTCTGTGCTTGTTAGGTACCTGTATTCGTGTAATTCTGGTTGATGATACTTCTCCTCCACGAGCTCTCTCCCCAATCAATGCGAATATGGATGCTCTTGTTTATGCTGACTTGGTGGAACGATATCGGTAATAGCGGTAATACTCTCAACTTCATTCATGTCAAAAGATAGGCGTTCGCTACCGTTAACGGCCAATAAACTCAAAACACCACCATTTATTCCTACAAATTCCTTAATAGTGCATCTTCCGTCCTTCAAACACACCTGAACAAATTCTGTTGGCACAAGTTCCGCATCTGGATCACATACTACATACCAACCATTACGGATAGCTGGAAACATTGAATCGCCAGTGCCTTTAATACCATAGGCTCTTGGTCCTGCTGAGTGAGTTGGAACATACCCATCTCCAGCATTGCCTTCATAACCCATGTCAGTAAAATAACCATCCATGCCCATCTTGGAGTAAGCTTTTACAGGAACATATCTTTTTTGGGTGGGGAATGGTTTAACAGGTGTTTCAATAAATTTAACAGCATCTTCGCTATCGGGAATATTGTATTTTTTCTTAAAAGCTTCGATATCCAGAACTTTCAATTGTGCAACAGTGCTATCCAACTTGGGACCGCTTTCATCTCCATTAGTTATATACGAAGTCGACACTCCGAAATAAGCGGCCATTTTGCTTAATGGGTCTGCTTTAGGAGCATAAGCATCTTTCTCCCAACCAGTAACATTAGGCGCACTAACCCCAGCGATTTTTGCCAACTCGCCTTGGGTTAATTTCTTTTCTCTTCGTAAGGCGCGAATACGCTGACCCATAGTTTCTAGATTCTTCATATAAGTTATCTTACATCTTGCAAAAATAAGTTATCTTTGTTTTAATACTAAGAAATCTTATTTTTTGAGGTTGCACAAATGACCAAACAGGAAGCTTATGAGTTGCTTGGTGTCAATGGTGTTGGCTTGGCAAAGTTATTAGGAATTGAACCACCTGCTGTTTACCAGTGGTCAAATGAAAAAATCCCTTTAGCTCGCGAATACCAAATCAGAGACTTGGCAAATGGCAAAGAGCCAATCAAACGAACTACTTCAAATGCTTAGGACCTAACCATGAGCAAATTATCAGTTGATATATCTGCAAGCGCCAGAAATGGCGTATCCCGCATATTGCATGGTCTTGATATAAGCAACCAAAAAGAGATTGCTGAACAATTAAAAGTTGATCCAAGCACTATTACTCGGCTTAAAACAGATAAGAAAAACAATGGCTTGAATGAAATTGAAATGTTTTGCGAGCTATTGAGCTTGCTTGGTTTAAAAGTCGTTCCTAAAGATTATCAGAGCATTGATAAAGAACGGGTTGCTGCACTTTTAGTCATGTCTAAAAGCTGGATGAACCGTATTGAAACAGTGGATGACTTATTTCACGACGAAATCAGCGTTAAGAAAGAAAAGCTTGGATATTAAAAACCACTACCTGCGCGAACAGGAGTGGTTTCGCATTCACAAATTTAGGAACCCATGAATATGCAAAACAATTTAGCAAATCAATCGGCTAATTACAACACACCAGAATTTATACCTGGTGATGTTGTAGTGCTTACTAAAGAGTGCCGTACTTTCAAATCAA